CATACGCAGATTGGACTATTCAAGTCTATGATTCTAGTGTTTCTAGTGAAAATTTGAGAAACTATTTTGAAGAGTGGATTGATATTATGGATAGTAGAGACACTCATAATATTAGTTATAAAAAAACAGGCACTGCTGAGGTTAAATGGAATGATATTGCTAGCAGTACTGGCGTTGGAGTTCATGATGGCCAAACAAACTTTAAAAGTGTAATGTCATTATATAATTGTTTTCCTATAGACATAAGTGCTATGGAATTATCTTACGATGCAGTAGATACTTTTGCTGAATTTACTATAACATTAGCATATGATTATCACGAAAATTCCAGCACATGATCAGTAGGAAGACGATTCAAAGTAAGTAATTAATACTTCCTATATACTTATAGGAGAATATATACTATGGCATTTGAACTGTTTGGCTTTAGCATAGGCAAAAAAGAAGACGAAAGAAAAACAACAGGGGTTGATGTCTCACCGACACAACCCTCGTTTGTTTCTCCAGAAGATTACGATGGTACATATGTAATCGAGAGTGGTGGACTATTAAGTAGTTATTTCGATTTTGGTGGAGCTCTTGTAGAAGAGAATATCCACATTCAACAATATAGATCCATGGCTCTTTATCCAGAAGTAGATAAAGCTATTATGGATATATGTAATGACAGTATAGTATTTGATGAAACTAATCAAGCCTGTTCTTTAAATTTAGATAATGTTACTGATATTTCAGATAATATTAAAAATAAATTACAAGCTGAATTCAAAACCATTAAAAAATTATTAGACTTCAATCACCGAGGAGATGATATCTTCCGAAGATGGTATATAGATTCTAAGATTTATTATCATATTATTATAGACACCAGTAACCCACAAAAGGGAATAATGGAACTACGAGCAGTAGATCCAACAAAAATCAAAAAGATTCGAAAAGTAGAAAAAGAAATAAAGATGGTAAAAAATGTAAATCTCGCTACTGTTAAGAAGATAGAAGAATTTTACGTATATACAGATTTGGCTACAGATTCGTTAACACCAACAACATCACAGGGAGTAAAGATAGCATTAGATTCTATCTGTTATGTGCATAGTGGTGTAATCGATAGCGGAACTAAAAGAATCATTGGATATCTTCATAAAGGAATTCGTCCAGTAAACATGTTACGACAGATAGAAGATGCCGTGGTCATATATCGTATGTCTCGTGCACCAGAACGTCGTATTTTTTATGTGGATGTTGGTAATTTGCCAAAGCAAAAGGCAGAACAATATGTCTCTAGTCTTATGAATCGTTATCGTAATAAAGTAACATACGATAGCAAAACAGGCGAGATTAAGGACGAAAGAAATCATATGTCCATGTTGGAAGATTTCTGGATTCCTAGACGAGACGGAACAAAAGGCACAGAAATTACTACATTAGATGGTGGTCAGAATCTTGGACAGATGGAAGACGTAGATTACCTACTCAAGAAGGTCTATAGAGCACTCAACGTCCCTATAAGCCGTCTGGATACCGCACAAGCGTTCAACATGGGTAGATCTAGTGAAATCACCAGAGATGAACTTCTTTTCTTTAAATTCATCGAAAAACTAAGAAAACGATTTTCTCAGTTGTTTTTAGATCTTTTGAAGAAGCAGGCTATTTTGAAGGGTATCCTCACCGAGGATGATTGGAATAAGATATATCAAGATATTATCTTTGTATGGAATCATGATTCTCATTTCACGGAACTGAAAGAGAATGAAATCCTCCGCGAAAAGGTAGATATGCTAAATATAATAGCAAATTATACGGGACAGTTCTATTCTACTAAGTGGGTTAGAAAGAATATATTGAAACAAACGGATGAGGATATTTTAGAAATAGATAAAGAGATACAAGAAGAACAGGCAAAAGCACAAGAACAGCAAATATTACAACAGCAGATGAATCCCGACCAAGCACCCGAAGATGATCAACAATCTCAGGATGATGGCCAAAAAGAATTATAAATACAAACACAGGAGACCTTATGGAAAACTTAAATAACGCAGTAAAATACATCGTCGAAAATGAACTATTAAAGGCAAAGGAAATTATCCATGCCAGTTTGTATGAAAAAATGGGAAAGATCTTGGAAGACAAGTTGATGGAGTTTGCTCCTACAGTTTTCAGTGAAAAGAAGGAAGAAGAAGAGGAAGAAGAGGAAGATGAAGATACATCGTCTCGTGATGATGACGATGATGATGACGATGATGAGGAAGAAGAGGACGACACAGAAGATATGAAAGAAGGATTCAGTGATTTTGCTTCACACCTCACAGACGTTGTTGCCTATCTAGAGCAAGAATCTGGAACTACTTTATCTGAAGAGCAAATAAGTGAAGTAGCTCATATGATTTTGAATGAAAAATTAGATGAAGTCGGCGAAGAAGACGAAGATGTTGATAACGATGGTGACGAAGATGAATCTGACGATTATTTGAAGAATCGCCGAAAGAAAATCGGACAGAACATTAAAGACGAAGATGAGGACGAAGATGAGGACGAAGATGATAAACTAGATGAAGCACTTCGATCTACCGTAGACCGAGAGGGTAATCATACTCCTGGACTAATAAGAAGTGTAATAGGTGCTTTGGGTGGAAAACGAATAAGCCCTAAACAGTCTGTGCTTTCGGCATCACGCAAGGAGCAGCACGGAATAGAGACACGCGAGCAAGGAAATGCCGCCAAGCGCGAGCGCGGCGAAGCAGATCGGAAGTATAGGGAGAAATCAGATTCGGCTGATAGACAAGCTTCGGATAGGCACGTCGCTGGGGAAGCTGCGGCGCTGGCCAAGGACATGGCGGCCGCTCGCGATAGGCGCAATAATAAGTTGATCAGTAACCCCGCCAGTCAAGAAGATATTGCGAATGGTCAAGCATTTTAAAAGGAAATAAATATGAAGTTAATAACAGAAACTTTTGAAGATGTAAAACCTATTATAGAATCCCGTGAAGACGGGAAGAAGAATTATTTTATTCAAGGTATTATGCTTCAGGCAGAATCTGTGAATCGTAATGGACGATCTTATCCTATTGCTATATTAGAAAACGAAATTCAAAATTATCAAAATAATTTTATAAGTAAGAAACGTGCATTAGGTGAATTAAATCATCCTGCAGGCCCTACTGTAAATCTTGATCGTTGTTCTCATATGATTGTAGAAATCACAAAGAATGGGTTTGATTTTCATGGAAAGGCAAAGATTTTAGACACACCGATGGGTCTTATTGTCCAGAGTCTTATAAATGAAGGCGCACTTCTTGGTGTTTCTAGTCGAGGAATGGGATCTCTTCAAAAAATTAATAATGTAAATGTGGTTCAACCAGATTTCAGTCTTTCTGCTATTGATATAGTTTCTGATCCATCGGCACCACATGCCTTTGTTAATGGAATTATGGAAGGAAAGGAATGGATTTGGTCTAATGGAATTCTAGAAGAGAAAATTATAGATTCTTTTAAGAAGGAAATTATAAAAACTCCAAGAAAATTATTAGAGAAAAAAGCACTCTATTTGTTTGAAAAATTCCTCAAAGGAATGTGATCTTATGAAGATATCTAAAGAACTTCAAGAGATGTACAAGTTTCATTCTTGGAAGCTTAAAAATAAAGAGATAATGAATGAAAGTGTCATGGGAGCAGTAAAAGTTGCTTGGAATAGATTAAATCCATTTAAGACTCAAGATACAGCAAATAAAGTTAAAGATATCTTTTTTAATGATATTGGCGCAAAACGCGCTAACAAAGCAGATAAAAGATCTAACCCACCCGCATGGCTTAAACAAATGCATAGAGACGAAGTGGCTGGCAGTGGGACTACTGGAAAACCTGGATGGATGGAAATAGAAGATCAGAATGAAAAAATAAATAAAGATAAAGAAAAAGCAGCTGCTTTAGAATTAAAAACTAGACAATTTGATTTAGCTAAATCATTTAATTCTGGCGATCCAAATAATACTAGAGGTCAGATTAAAGCGCAATTAAAAGATTCTATGTTAGGAAAACTTGCCAGTAAAATCGATACATATTTTAACCCACAGGAACCAAAATCATGAATCTAAAAAATATAATAAACGAAGTAACTGGGTTTAAGCGTGATGGTCGCGTTTTAAAAAGTTTGGAAAAAACAAAGAAAAATAGCGGTCAACCATACACAGATGCTGCTAAGAAGCAAGTTGGTAATTTATTCGACAGAGATCATGTAAGAATGAATTCAGATAAAGAAAGAAGAGGTCAATTAACGTCTCGGGGCACACCTGTGCATAATTCTATCTTCCATGAAGGAGTTGGACTAAAAGAATATTATAAAGATAAATTAAACACCAAATTAAATGAAAATATTCAAGAGGGTGCCGTTGGTGATTTATTAAAAGGTGTTGGTAGGGCTATTTGGAACAAAGCTAAAACAATACCATCACTAATCGCAACTCAGGTTCAAAAGAAATTATCCACAGGTGACTATAGTGCAATGGGAATATTGAAACAAATACAGCAACACCAATACAGAAAACTATCTAATGATCCAGGTGTTAGAAGAAGTGGATATATATACACTAAAGATAATCAGACTGGAATAATATCACGTTCTAGAATAGACCGAGGAATTGCTAGTATTCATGATAAAACCCATAAAGAACCTAAGATAAAATGACCAAATAAGCGAAATGTTGATAATTATATATACCACTAGAAGACTTTAATATACATAAACATGGAGAACAAAAAATATGTCAAACTTTAATTCAGAAATCAGCAAATTATATAAGGATGCATCAGGAAAAGGTGACCACCTTGGAACCTTGGAAACTACAGATTATTCTGCAAAAAATCGTGCATCACTAAGACCAGGAGGAGCTTCAGAAGAGACTTCGGCTCGAAGTGAAGATCCAAACAATGAAGGCGAATCCGAACAAAAGAACGAAAATCTAGAAGTAGATATTTCTGATACTCTTGGTGCTCTTTTTGAAGGAAGTAATGCTTCACCAGAATTCGTCGAGAATTTCAAAGTAATCTTCGAATCTGCCCTTAATGAAAAGGCATCTTTGATGGAAGAAGCAATCCTCGAAGCATCACAAGAAATTATCAGCGAAAAGGTTCAAGAAATCGCTGAAACACTTACAGAACAAATGAATGATTATCTTTCATATGTTGTCGAAGAATGGATGACCGAGAATAAACTTGCAGTAGAAGGTGGATTTAAGACGGAAATCGCAGAGAATTTCATAATGGGACTCAAAGAACTATTCGAAAATAGTTTCATCGACGTTCCAGAAGAAAAGTATGATGTTCTTGATGAACTCTTCACCACAAATAGTGATCTTGAAGCAAAGGCAAATAATATTCTTGCAGAAAATATTGATCTCAAGAATCGTATTATTGCACACGAATGTGCTGGTGCCTTTATCGAACTTTCGAGCGGCCTTGCCGATACAGAAGTCGAAAAATTAGCAAAGTTGACCGAAAACTTAGACTTCAACACTACCGAACAATATGTTAAAAAGGTGCAGATTCTCAGAGAATCTTACTTCAATAACAGTGGATCAAGATTCTTGACTTCAAACGAAGAAGAAACCACGAACCCAAACACCAAACCATCTGGATCAGATCCTTTGATGGAAGCGTATTCACGAACAATTAGCAATCAACTTAAGTTGACCAATAATAGCCTGCGTCAAAAATAAAGAAATCATATATAAAATACAACAAGGAGAATGATATGGATTTTAATTCAATTACACCGTACGACACATTAGTAGAAAAATGGAGCCCGATTCTTGAGCATAATGAACTTACGTCAATCGACGATATGCACAAGAAGCGAGTAACTGCAGTTCTTTTGGAAAACCAGAAGAATGCATGTGAATCCCAGTACCTCTCAGAAACTGCCCCAGTCAATGCGATGGGTGGCGGATTCTCAGTCGCCAACCAAAGTGGTATGGCCAGTACAGGCGCACTTGCAGGATATGATCCGATTCTGATCAGTCTTGTTCGTCGTGCAATGCCTAACGTTGTCGCATACGACATCTGTGGCGTTCAACCAATGACTGCTCCAACTGGACTCATCTTTGCGATGCGTTCACGTTATGACAGTCAGAGCGGTTTCGAATCACACTTTGACGAACCATGGGCCCAGTTCTCTGGTGCTTCGGGTACGACTGGTGCTGGCGCAACTCATCTCACAAATCCAGTCGGTGGATCTGCAGGAGATGGATCCAACTGGCCTTCTAGAGGCAATTGGCCAACGAATGCTTCATCAGCTAATCCACAAGGTGGAGATCCGTTGGGTGCGTTCCGTGGTATGTTGACCGCAACAGGAGAAGATCTTGGTGGTGGACAAGCGTTTGCTCAAATGGCATTCAGCATCGAGCGTATCGCAGTCGAAGCAAAGACTCGTGCACTCAAAGCAGAATACACAACTGAACTCGCCCAAGATTTGAAGGCAGTCCATGGTCTTGATGCAGAATCAGAACTTGCTAACATTCTTAGCACCGAAATTCTCAACGAAATCAATCGCGAAATCATCCGTTCCATGTACAAGATTGCAAAGACTGGTTGCTTACAATCAGATCTTGCAAACTATAGTTCTGGTGCGGGTGGTAAGTACGACATCCTTTCAGATTCTGACGGACGATGGTCTGCAGAACGCTTCCGTGGTCTCATGTTCCAAATCGAACGTGAATCTAACGTGATTGCAAAGGAAACTCGTCGTGGTAAGGGTAACTTCATGATCTGCTCCGCAGACGTTGCAAGTGCACTCGCCATGGGTGGATTCCTTAACTTGTCTCCTGCTCTTAACGTCAACTTGAATGTTGATGATACGGGTAACGTCTTCGCAGGTGTTCTCAACGGTAAGACTAAGGTCTATATTGATCCTTTCGTCGCCTCAGGAACAAACTTCGCAGTCGTCGGATATAAGGGATCGTCACCATACGATGCAGGTTTCTTCTACTGCCCTTACGTTCCATTGCAAATGGTTCGTGCAGTGAATCAGGAAACTTTCCAACCAAAGAT